TGATTTTTCAAGATGGATGCTTTTGTATTAAAGCGGTCAATAACGATCCCGATTATATACCTTGCTTGTGTACTAATGACACAAACCAGACACTTGAAATCATCGGGAACATCTACGAAAACCCAGAGCTTGGGGAACGAGCGGGGAACGAAAAATGACCCCTAAGTTACTGAAATCATGGTGGAGGCGGCGGGAGTCGAACCCGCAGTCGGACTAATAAAATCAATGGGTTGTACCATAGTGGGGAACGAGTGGGGAACGAGTCAAAACATAGGAGGGTAGATAATGAGCGAACTGGAAGAAAGATTCTATAGAAAATATGACGAAATAAAATTTAATGCATTGGAAATGGGTGGTTTCAAATCTTCACCAAGACTTGCTGTGGTTGCAGGAATAGCTATTGGATACAAAATGGCCTTAGATGAACTTCATCCAAAGATCCAGGCAATTCTCGACGGAAACCAAAGGGGAATCGCTTAACCTCGTTCCCGATTCGTTCCCCGTTACGGGGCTTGACTTTATGAGGGAGATTTGGTGAGATATGAACAAAAATTATGAGTTAATAAAAAATGTACCTCAAGAACATAAGTTGCCGTTTGCGGTTTTTATCTCAAAACGAAATGATATGGACGTATATGAGGGGATGGTTTTTTGGAGAGGCATATTTTGCAATATATCTTTTGTGGGCGAATGGCTGAAACAAAACAACCAAAATGAGGGTACGGGAGGGTAAGGCATGGAACACGATCTTTTAAAATTGGCTGAATATGTCCCGTGGATTTTGTGGGCATTTTGCACAATAATTATAGCTGTGTTCTTTTATTTTAAGAGTAAGAACTGATAAACATCGGCAACATCTACGAGAACCCCGAACTATTAGAGCCAAAACCATAGGAGGGTAGCATGAGAACAATATTAGCTGTTGTGGTTGTACTGATTTTAGCTTTTGCTGTGCCGTACCCTTTTATTTTAGTTGCTCGTTTGTTCCCTTTTTAATATATGATCCCCACGCATACGCACCAACGAAAAAAGCGAGTACAGAAAAAGTGCCATACAGCATTACATCACAGGTTGCTAATTTAAAATAAAAGTCCGCCACCTTTCTGTCAAGCGGAATTGTAATCGCAACCATAAGCACCAATCCAAGCTGAACCTTTACCCACAAAACAGAGATCTCCCTTCTTGTTTTGCTCCTAATGGTTGATTCGGCAAGTGTCATCTTTACAAATTCGTGCAAGTTTTTTGATAACAGGGTAAAATCCTGTGCCTTTTCCTGATCTGTATAACTAAGACCATCTATAAACCCACCAGCCCTGACAAGCAGACCTTTCTCTTTGTCGAATACATCATCTGCAACCTTGGGCGCTATCGTAAAAAATGCTTTTATTCCTGTCCAGAATCCCATCTATCCCTTCCCTTCCTTTCTTGGCCGTATTGACACGTTTGCGCGGTCAACTTTCTCGAAAATTACTTGCTCGGCGCATCCGCTTACATAACTGCTATATAATCTCATCTTCACCAATTCTTTTAGAGACATATCCCTGTAGCGTTTCAACACTTCTTCCCTGTCATTATTCTTGTGTTCCATTCAATCCTCCAATGCTTCAATAACTGTCTCTAAAATCCGATGTTTTTCCCATAACTCTTTGTTCGGCATGTATCCTGCGGGAGCTGCAGTTGCTTCATCATAGACCGCCGCTCGCTTCTTCTTTAGTTTTATAAGTATTTCATCCATTTAATCCTCCCATAATCTATCTATGACAACAACTGACCGGATCTTAGATATTCAGTTAATGTCTTTTGGTTTTTTAAATACCCGCTAAACGCATCTGATCCTGTTGTTTCAATTAGTCGTTTAAAAAAATCCTCTTGGATAATAGACAGTCTTATTGCGGCTCTTGGCACCTTTGCATATCCGAAAAATGATAATAATGTTTTTATCACGGTTCCTCCATTGTCAATTTATCGTCAATCAAATATTAATATTATCGTCAACCCGGACGAGATGTCCTACCTCAGATCCGCTCACCGATTGCGTTTGTGATTGGAATCTTGTTTGCTATTCTAATCAAGATTAGGATCTGTCGTATTTTATTCTCAGCTTTAGTAAGTCGGCGTTGACACTCTTTGAAATCCACCTCCAGGCGGCGAAAATCCAAAAGCAAATTACTACCATCATCTTCAGGGTATGGCATTTAATGTCCTTCACTTATGTCTCTCTAAATTTTGAAATATAGTTTGTCGTGCCGTCTGTTTCCCACTTCACTTTCGATATTCTGTGCGGAGGATACCATTCGACTATCTCCCCGTCATTGTGCCTGAGTCCGTTTTTAATGATCGCTGATGCGTGTTCTCTTGCCTTCATTGAGTTCTTGTGTTCGTATTCACAAACACGCCCATCATCGAGATAAATTTGAAGTTTCATTCATCCTCCTTGCTATTCGCGAACCAAGTATTTTGGTAATGAAATCTGTTTCGCTACCAAACTCTTATTCTGGTTCGTCTATCCCGACATTGTTATAGACATCCTCATCGTCATCAACCCACATTTCACAATACGGACAACCCTTAAAACCATTGTCTGTGTATGGCTTTCCCTCAACGTGTCTCCCCATTTGATATTTCCTTCTATTTTTACCACCACATTGGTAGCAATGCTTGGAAGTGTTTTTTATTGTTTTTTTACAAACAAGACATTTGTTTTGTTTTCTATTATTTAAATACCACTCATTTTTTGCTTTCGATGCGGACAAACCATGACAAGTTTTACATTGATTGCTGTGCCCATCTTTTGTGGTTCTATTTTTATAAAACATAGAGCAATCTTTCAATATTTTACAAGATGAACACTTCTTCATTCTATCCCCATCTCCTTTTCGGCCCTAGATCACAATGGATGAAATCGAGGTAGTGACGAAATCCACCGCTCCAATTCGCAAGCATACGACCGGCTTCCATGAGTGTTTCTTCATCCTCCACCGACCAATCGGCAGCTTTGCCTATTAGGTGCAAACTCGCAGGTTTACCATCGACATTATAATTGTGGTTTAAACACCGACAACCAGAGTTTATAGTTATTTTTACTTGGAGAATATCTCGGACAACTTGGAGGCGGTGGACTATGCGATGGTCTATATCATTTAACCCGCAGCCACACTTGCAGGTAAATTCGTGTCGACTAAAGTTTTTTGTTATATCTCCCATGTCGTAGCACTTTTGGCAAAGATGCTCATGGCTAGCATTGATGTGAATTATGTACGTTTCTGTTGAGCATCTCTTACATTCCACATCATCGACCTTTTCCCAAATGGTAAACTATTTGGGAACATATGTCAAGTTTTTTTTATTTGATAGCTACCGCACCAATCAGCATTACCATCACCAAAACATAGCCCCATATACGTTTTTCAAACCTATCCATGCGAGTCCAAATATTCATAAACATGTCGAATAAAATCTCATCCCTGACATCCGGCTTTGCTCCAACAAATGTTTCCTTTTCAATTCCGTTCATGATTTTATCCTTGATTTTCGTTTTCTAATCCCCTAAAAACAAATCAGCCGGGGACATTCCTGTTTAATGTTTCCGGTCAGGGCTGGTGCATCGTATCGGCGCTGCGTCAGTCCGCTTCTCATTTACATTGAACCGCCAGCACATCCCATTCCAACCCCCGTTCCAGATGAGTCCGGTTCAGGCGGTACGCCTGTCCCTATTGAAAAGCTAATAGTTGTAACAGTGGAATCATTGGCGCTTGGATCAATACATGCAACATATCTGTTATATGAGGCATCGCAGGCAAAAGATTCTGTGTCGCTGTGAGACATTGCATCTGTGGTCGTTACAGAATCCGCTGGCATGGCAGCATAAGCCTGATTTGTAGTTGAGATTCGACAGTTAGCTGTTTCGTCTGTATCCCATGTCATCGTTACGTCTTTTGGATCTGAGGTGCAAGTTTCGACACCCGATGGCCCTGAACCTGATATTGTTGGGGCTGTGACATCGGAAGCTGAAAATACATAAGCCCCCACCTCCCAAGCATCTCCTTGATCTAAGAAGCCGACTGTCGGCGGTGTGGTTGTCCAGTCGGTAGCTGCACCGGGATCAAGTCCATACTCAAGGCATACATTGTATAGTTCATCTTGAATGTAGACACCAAAACATTGAGAAAGATCAGCAGCAGTGTCAATGCAAGGTGAGTCACTTTCCAGAGTATAGTCTTGGTTGTCCTCATCTACCATCTCCTGATCTATATAATAACTGTCTCCACCATCATCAAAACCCTCTGCTTTCCATTCAGTGAAAGTTTTTGCCCCATCTGTATAAAAATAGTCCCTTGTTGTCGTAGCATCGTAATAGTAATAATTATAATCGAAAGTCCCTGTGCCACCTGTTAGAGCCACCTGCTCATAGATGTTTCCACCATAAAGTCCGTGGTTTTTATAGAAGATATTATTTTTAACTACATGGCCCGAACCATGCTGAAGAACAACTCCTCCCCTCGAATATAAGTTTCCAGCCCAATTGCCGTTTTCTGCTAAGATATTGTTATAAATTCCAACATCGCTAAGATTGGCTGGGCCACGACAACCCTCATAGTTACCGCCACTCTCGTTAACCGCTACACCAGCGCCATTCTCATAAAGAATATTACTCCAAACATCTATATTGTACATATCGTGAGAGCCTTCACACGCCCTTTTGATATAAACCCCCCCCCACTTGTTATCATAAATCAAATTACCGTAAATATGTATATCATATGATCCCATCTGTACGGTAATGCCGGATTGATACTCATGGTCATAAATAGCATTGAAACGAATAATTAGGTCGTGATTGTCTGCCTTGAGGTCAATCCCGTCTTCGCCAGTTTCACCGGTAGCACTATTATGACCATGAATCCTGTTGTACTCTATAATACCTGAGGAATAAAATAATGCAATCCCGTCTATACCATAGGTTGCATTATCAGCGTACAAATGATTATGGCTGATAATCAAACCGGTTATATTGCTCCCGATTATATCCCCACTACCGTTGTCAGTTCCACAATTATAAATAGTATTGGCGTATGCGGCGCTTCCACCTATGGTGATCGAGGTGTGTGATCCATCTTCATGTATAGTGATTCCCCTTGAGGAAAATTCTTCAAAAGTACATGATCGGACGTCAATATAATCACTTCCACCGCTGATAACCAATCCACCATACCCGTTTGACCCATCCCCATCAAAAAAGATATTTGAGAATATTAAATAATTTTTATTATTGGTCGAGAAGGCCGAAGCAGTCCCATGAGTGTATCTGACTGTTGCAGTATGCCCTGCATCGTCCCCACGATAAGTAATCTCCTGTCCTGATGAACCGCTAATTGGAGCGTTTATTCTTGAAGTAGTAATATCGCAAAGATAAACCGTATCGCCCGCACCTATCCCATAAGTATTGGCATTGTGCTGCGCGACACTCATTGGAGAGGCATAAGCAGTTCCATTTCCTCCACCAGACTGAGTAACATACCAAGTAGCACTCCACGCAGGAGATGCCAACAAAAGAAGGATTGATATAGCTAATAGGATAGATTTTTTCATTATTCGTTAGTCCAAGCCACGAAACCTTCACATAGACAATGCGCTTCAATTTCACCGGATGAAAAATTGCCTCCATTGGGTGTCAAAAGAATGTCGGTTTCGGCATTGGTCAGGGTGCCGCCATATGCCGAGTCTTCGTGAGCGAAGTGGGTTACATTCGTATTTTGGGCCGCTGCCGAACCAGCAGAGATGATTTCTTCTTGCGCTCCATCGTTTAACTCCGAACTCCACGTATCATCCCCGGCACTATCAACCACCGCTGTTTTTACATGCAGCATACACCTTTTAATCACCCATCCAGTAGGTACATTAAGTTCTATTTTATCAGTGGCACCAGTAAGTGAACCACTTGTTGCTGCGAAAACTCTTGTGGAATAACCACCGTGATCGTCTGCAATCCCTACGCCGGTTATAATCTGATCCGCTGATCCGTCAATGGTGATTGCTTCGCTTTTTGTTCCAGCATCCATATAATAAAAAGACACATCTGATACCTCGGCGTCCTCTGTATCGAGCGAAAAGTTTGCACCTATGCCGCCTGCATAGTGATCATCTCTGGCTGCCCCTGCTCCATCGTTATCACTCGAATCATACAGCCCCACTTGAGGGGATGCGGTTGCTTTGGCGTTAAAAGTCGAATTGGCCATGTCGAACCAAAACACTACATTATCCGAACTGTCTAATATGTCTAATTGATTCGCTGTGCTTGAGCCTATTTTTGCATCGCTTCCAGTACCATAAAGACTGTAAATGCTGTCATTCATGCGTGTGGATTTGTTGAATGATAATTGATCTGTAAAACCCTCATATGTCATAAAGGTGGCTAAAGCATCGCTGGTGCGTCCCCTAAAAGTAACATTTCCATATGTGCCAGCTACCTCATCTTGTAAAGCTCCATAGATATTTACAACAGCGGTGTTTCCATAAGAAGTATCATTTCCAATCCATCCGGGCGATGCTGCTTGACTTGTTAAAACCCCATAAAGTTTTATACCTGAATCATGTAGATGAGCTAAAGCGACTTCTTGATCGTCACCGAAGTAAATCAATGCGCCGTCAGCAAAATAACCATCTGAAAACTCTAAAGCGGTTGTACCAAGAGCCGCACCATCGGCGGCATCAGGAGTAAACAAATTTGCGCTCACCGTGCCAGAACCGTCTATATTTGTCATTACCGCCGTTCCACCAATTGTCGGGGACGTACCAAAAACAGCAACACCAGTTCCAGTTTCGTTGCTCAAAGTATCCAACAATTCTGCTGATGTTAGAGTGTCTGTTCCGAAAGTAAGTGTGCCTGTTGTTGTTAGGGCAGCGGCACTCAAGGTTCCGGTAAAGGTCGGGGATATAGAAAATACCGCCGTACCTGTCCCGGTTTCGTTTGTCAACGCCCCAAGTAAATTGGCAGATGTCAAACCGCCAGTATCAAGAGAAGCAATCCCGCTTGCATAGGTAAAGAATCCGTGGTCGGAATCAGCCATCTCAGCCGCCGCAACTACGTCAGCATCAAGGGTAACAGAATTGGTAGACACACTCATGTCTCCCCAATCTTCATCCTTAAAGTTAGCTTTGTCCAGAACATCGTCATCGATAGTGAACGAGTTGGTGGAAATCGAACCGTCACCCCAGTCCTCGTCCTTGAAGTTGGCCTTGTCCAAAACATCATCGTCAATTGTTCCAGATCCACTTGACCACGAAAAGTCTCCGTGGTCTGCATCATCCATTTCGGAAGCGCCTATCACATCCGTTAAAAACGTGCTGTCGATAAGACCTCCAGAATCAAGATTAATGATCTTTCCAGCATCAGCAGCACCAGCACTTGAGGCAACGCCCGCAGTTACTTCGTCAAGAAGATCGTCCATTTCGGACGTTTTATAACTTGATGTGGCTGCACAAAGTTGGGATGCAGTTAAAAGTAAAATACAAACCGCAATAAACACTATTTTTTTCATAATTTACCACCCTGCCACATATTTGTTTATTTTTATCTGAAGCAATACCCCAAGTAGCCATGCGTCTTCTGTCATGTCATCGGTTCCTCCTACGTTTCTTGAGACTTTAAGATGAACATAATCCCCCAGAGCCGGGGTATTGTAGATTGTAATCGCGGCGGTTGTGGCTGATATGTGTAAATCGGCCTCAACTCCGGCAGTTACAGTATCGCTTATAGCTTTAGGTGTACCGAATGTTGAGTCAACAGTTCCATCATTGCTTACATTAGCACCGCCAAGTTCCCACTCTACTGTATCACCGGCGGTACATGAAGTCGCAGGTATCCAATAGAACTTTGCCTTTACAGTTCCACGATCCCAACCTTCTGGCATTACCAAGCTATGTGTAGCAAATTCCTCTGTTCCATTATCAAACGCGAGATATTCAATCATGTAATCATTTGTCGTCGTTTCTGCGCTTGCAAGAGCAGCACAACCATTGGTAGTCGCCGGAGTCCACTTATCAGCCGGGATCCAAAGGTTTTGTAATACCTGATAAGCCGCGGGTAAAACAACGGTGTTAGTTCCTGAGTCCACAATTCTGGCATCAACATCGTCCAATAAGTCCTGCTGAAGTGCAACAACAGCGTCTTCAACATCTGCCGATGCAACCCATACCATTGCTGTCATGTTGGCGGTTGCGTTAGTATTAACAGCATGAGGATATGTAACCTTACACCCCTTGCTTGCACCGTTTAGTTTTATTGCGTATGTTAGAGATGAGAAATGACCACCGAATATTTCAGAGCTTAAACAAGCCCTCATTTCAATACCAAATGTCGAGGCATCTCCGTCCTGATCCTCAACATTCGGGTTGATGATTTGAACAGACTTGCAATTTCTAAACAATGCCTGACCATCACAGCCTGCATTTCCTGTGTTTTCAGTTGCCTGTATATTTATAAAGGTACATGCAAATACGGCATCAACATACCACCCAAGTTCGGAGTTGCCAGTTGCACGACAATTTATAAAAGTACTGTTCCACGGCTCGTTTGCCGCGGGGGATTCACCTTCCAAGTAAAAACCATGCTCCCCATTATCTATAGTATTAATATTTTTCACAAAGGTCTGTTCACCATTTTCCATATAAAAACCGCTGTCAGGTTGGTCTTTAATAATCATATTCTCGAATCTGCCATACAACGACTGTCCAGTGGCTTTATCTATGGTAATACCATTTCCACTTACACCCGCAGTATCCCTTGTCCCGGTTGAAAAGATACAAACATTTTTAATAACAGGGTAAGATTGATCGATTAAAATAGCATCTCCGGTAGCATGACTAGCATAGATACTTGTCACATCGTCCCTTTTTGCGTCCGTGTGGTTGCTGCTCACACCCACCAATGAATTTGATTCATTAAATGTTATAACAGCGGAGGTTAGATATTCACCCCTTGGTAAAAAGACATAAGGAAACGCATCTAAAGCCGCTTGAATTTCTGCGGTATCATCATTACTTAAATCTCCTAATGCCCCCCACCATTGAGGATAGACCTCTTTAATATGTCCATCATTACCAAACGCAACACTTCCGGCTCCACTAAACACCTGATATAATCCGGCATTAAACGGACCGTTGATCGTAAGGGTTTTTCCTGTAGTTATGGAAAGCGTAACACCAGGAGGACAGTAAAGTTCTATGTTGCTTGTAATCGTTATATCATCCGTAATAGTCCACGTTCCAGGTGACAGAAAGAATCTCATCTTGTTAGAAGTTCCAACAGCCGTCATTGCAGAACTAATCGTTGCTTTTGTGCGATTAACCCCTCCGCCATAGATTTTAAGGATGTCAACACCGGGCCAATCCACACTATGAAGGGTCATGTCATAACCGGAAGATGTTGCTCTTGTGAAAGTCTCGTCAACACCGTCCCATAGGTCAAAATCTTCTTTTCCGATCAACCCCTTGGTAAGTGAGCCCGCAAAACACAATGATACGGAAAGAATCAAAACTACCAATATAGATAAAAAGCCTTTTTTCATTTTAAGTCCCTCGCTTATTTGAAGTATATTCTATCCACCAATCTATAATATGGAGGGGTCCGGTGCATTCCCCGGCACCTCCAAGATTGACAACTATTTTTATAATTACCGCATCCCCTGCGGCTATCGGGTATGTGCCGTGATTATAGTCTATTGTTCCGCTTACAAGATTAGCCTTGTTTATGGCCTCATCCCCGCCCGTTAAATTTAAAGCCAAAGCAACCGATTGACCGGCATCGGCATTTGTCTCACCGTCTGCAACACCGTGAATCGTACAAGTAAAACTGATATCATCCCCATCGTCCTCGGCTATTTGGTTCTGGATCGTAGCCTTTAATGTTAAATCACTCGCAGCGTCCCAATCCAAAGGCACATGAAATTTAGTATATGCAGTTTCGGCATCGGCGTTAAAGTCTATTGAGGTTGCGCCCGTAATGGCCGATACCGTGGAAGTGCCCCCGCCTGTAGCAATCGGCAGGTCAATATTTTTTGTTGCATCGGTAAGTTGAAGTCCGTCAGAATCGGTTTCCAATCCGCCGGCTGATTTAATCTTTATAGCCCCGCCGTCAGAATCGGTTTCAAGCCCACCTGTAGATTTAATCTTTATAGCCCCGCCGTCAGAATCGGTTTCAAGCCCACCTGTAGATTTAATCTTTATAGCCCCACCGTCAGAATCGGTTTCAAGCCCACCTGTGCTGTTGACCTTGATTGCAACTTCGCTTGATGCTTTTTTAAGCCCCCCGGTGGAACTCAATGCAAGAGAAAGAATGTCGTCATCGCCAATGGTGAATACATCCCCAATGATTGCACCGCCTATGCGCTCCTGATAAAGCTCGGACACCATGAGAAACATCTGCTCGATTTTCTTTTCCGGGTCTGTCTCCGTAAGCGTGAACGGCATTTCTGGCATTTAAAATCCCTTTATAGTTGACATACCTTTGAATTTTGTTGTTTTCGACTTTTTCTTTCGTCTCTTTTCTGACTTTTTAGCGCCCTTTCCAAGCCACCAATAATATAGTTTTCCGACCAACGGAATTGATGAAGTGGTTTCAAGCCCCTTCTCATCACCGGCCCTGTTTATGTCCTTGGTTGCTGCGTCAATAAACTTAAACGGTGGCGCTACCTGTCTGACAAGCGCACTCCCAACACCTTCAGACCTCGCTTTCCAAGTCACGAATTTTGAGATGCCAAACAGCCTGAGAATGTTGTCAACGAGCAAATCTTCAGGATCTAATGGCCTGTTTAAGATAAGACTTTTGATTGTGTCTGCCGTTGCATTTGCAGCTACAAAAAACGCCGCAAGTCTAACAAGGTTTCTAATGCCTTTGATTCGTGTTCCGGGTGTCTTGATCTTCTGGAAAACCTCTTTTCTGTAAACATCAAACTGTTTTATAGTGAAGGTCTTTAGCATATAAAAAATTCTGCCGTTTCCACCTGTGAGATATTTCTGTGGCATCTCTGCAAGTGCGATAGGTTGAAAGTCTGACAATACGTTAAAGGCGTATAGCTTGACGTTCTCTGAAATGTTCCCTTCTCTTAAATCGGTGATAAGAGACATAGTTTCATCGCCAAAGATCGGTCTTAATTCTGCCTTTAGCTCACCAAGTTTCTTTAGGTTTTTCGACTTGGCTTGACTCTGTGCTTTTTTAATTGTGGATGTGATCAGGGTTTCTTTTCCGATAAAGTCTATCTTCTCAAGACCTACGGCCTTAAAAACCGTGTTGACCGCACTTGAAAGCCTTGACGGTTCCGTAAATTCCTCTGCGATTCTTTCAATCCCCAAATCCTTGGGTTTGATTAATGACTTGCCCCTGACCGCCGTTACAACTGCGCTTGCCGTCCTTGGTATGCCGTTCTTATATAACGCCCACGATAAATCTCCTATCTGTGTAATTGCCGATATCGGTGATCCCATTGTGTCGATATACGATAGGTTTTTATACATCCCCACAACGCCCCTGGTTCCCTTCTCGTTGAACCTGGCGTTTAAAATATCGCGTAGTATAACCTCGTTTTTTGGCGTGATCTTACCCTTTGCAATCAGGTCTAAAATATAATGGCCTATTGAATCGTTTATGTTCTCGCCCTTGCCGAATATCTTTCTTGCCTCAACCGCAGCCGTAACTTTATTGATATACTGAATCAAAGAAGCATCTGCGCTCATGTAAAACTTGTTTAATTCAGGAGTGATTTTTTCGATAGTCCTTGCTTTTAATTGTCCGGGTTTTGAAAGTCTGATACCTCCTTGTTCGTATCCTCTGAGCATGGTGTTTATAACTTGTGCTTTTTCATCGGCCTCAAGGTATCTTCCGAGCTTTACCTCTTTTTCCTTGATAGCCTTGTCGAACAGTGGCCAATCGGTTCCTTTCTGAAAGTGGGTTAAAAATCCCTCGGTGTCCTTTATTACCCTTGGGTGGAAGTGTTCCCTGTACCCTACGTCAAACCCTGCTGATTGGGCTTCATCGTACATCTCATTTAAGACTTTGCGGGTTTCTTTGTATTCTTTAGCCATGTCATATTTGAGCATAAGTTCTTGAATGGTTTTTGATCCACCGTTCTTTCGTGCAAGATCGAATATTCTCTGGTCTTCTGCCGACATTTTCTTGATCTTTTTGAGCATCGGCAATACTCGCTTTGTGTCCTTCAGTATCTTTCTTCGTTGTCTAAACTCGTACTTTCTTAAATGATTTTTAAGTTCCGGGTCTATGTTTCCTAACCGTGTGGAAATCGAACCAAGATACTCATCACCCATTTTCTTGATGTCTTTGTAGGCTTCCTTTGCGCCCTTGCCTACGTCCCTCACTATGGACAAATCAATTTCAATCGCACCCTTTTCGCTTTTAAGAATGTCTTTGACCTTGGGCTTCGTCTTTGATTTATCAATTACAAAAATGGAATTTGGTTCTCTTGGCCCTTCATCAAACCAGGCTGCACCAAAACCCTTCTTTTTAGCCTCGCTTATTGCAACATCAAAATCTTTTTCGCTCGTTGCTCTTGGGAGTGGTTCTGCCTTGTAAATATCTTTTTCAAGAATAGATGTCTCTTTAATCTCCTTGTCTAATCCAGACTGTGTAAACTGCCTCGCCCATTCCTTGTCTTTGGTATAATAACTACCGTCTTTATTATAGGCGCTTTCCCCCCTGTATATTTTTATGGCCTTATATTTAGGCTTGGCCTTTAGTTCAGGGTAGTCCTTGAGTACGGATTCGGAAACTTTAAGGCCATCGGATATGGCTTGCTTGACTGATTGACGATGCTTATAATCAGCGGGAAATTCCTTATGCCTAAACCTCGAAAAGTTACCAAATCCGGGTTTTCTGTTATGAATTTCATCAAGCAAGTGTTCTATTTCGTGCCTTACTGTAGTGGGAGATGCGACTTTGGTTATTCTAATAGTAAATTTTTTTCCATCAATCTTAACCATGCCCTCATCAGCACCCTTGGTTAGCATGACATCAGCAACACCTCCACCTTGTTCAATCTCTGTGTTTTTTAGTTCTGGATATTTCTTTTTATAATAGTTCAATATATCTTCAGGTTTTGATGATCCAATTTTCTCAACAATAACCTTGTCACTTTCTCCCTTTTTATACCGCCCACGATACTCAGCCTTGCTCATCTCCCACGGCTCTTTAGCCTTCGCCTCGGCTTTGGGGGTGGGCTTTTGCTTGTTAAATTCGTCCAAAGATATTGATTCAAATGGTTTTGTTCTTTTTGCAGGATCTCCAATTTCCCTGCCATGTTTTTTAACAAATTCATTTCTTGGTAGTAAATTATCTCCTTCCCAAAACAAGTCTTCAGGCATATCACTTACTTTGTATGCTCTTATTTCAGGGTCATAACCCTCTTTCTTCGCAGTTTCAGCAAATATCCTCGCTTTGGTTGGGGATGTTGTATAGAATCCTGAGTCATGTCCCTTTCCTCCTCCTTGAAATACAACCCCTTCTTGCTCTTTAAATGTGGCTTCCGGCCTAACCTCGGCTTTCACCTTTGGCGGTTCCTCAACCGGCTTCTCATGAAACTTAAATTGCTTGTCGTCGCTCAACTTCTTCATGCCCAAACGCTTCGAGTCCTTCAAGGCATCGGCAAGGGATTCTGTCGGCAATAAAAAGCCGTCTTCTCTTAATTCTGTCTCAAGCTCGTCAATGCGCCTTCCTCGCCTTCGTGACAATGCTCTTTCGGTAGGTGCGCGGTCTTTGAATAAAGTATCGAATTGGTCACTTCTGATACCACCAGCCTGAACTATCTGGCCTCTCAGCGTCCCGGTTTCAGCCGGTGGTGATTTTGGTTTGCCTGGTTCCATCATTCCGAATCGCCTGACCTGTCCAAGCTCTCCGGGTTTTCTTTTAGTTTCGAGTTTTAGGTTTTCATCAATAAACGCCGCTTTTTTCTTTTCAGTCCTGACCTCTCCAGACTTGATTTTTGATGGTTCACCCTTCGGCTTTCCGACAAGCTCAAATCCCTGTGCAGGTGGCAACGCCTTTAGTGTTGGCTTGGTTCTTTCTATGGTGGGGGGCTGTTTCATATCCACGGTGGGTTTATGGCTCGGTACAAGCTCTTTGCCCCTCTCTACCGGACCCGTCTTGGCATAGGTGTCATCAAGTTTGAACGCAGCTTCCTGAACCTCGGACAGTTCTTCAGGTGAAAGTTTCGCTAATTTCTTCTCAAATTCAGCCTTTTTCGGTGCCGCTATCTTTTTACCGGCGCTATGGGCAATCTTAAACATCGCCAATTCGCTGACCAATTCAGCGATATACCCCGCCCTTGGACCGACAAGCTCCTTAACACCTTCTCCGGCCATCCTTGCGGGAGTCAGTCCGATCTCAAAAGCCTTGCCTAAAGTTTCGGTTGATTGTTTTCCAAGCCCTGTCCTTGGCTCATATGCCAATCCTGCAATGTCTTGTTCAGCCTGTCTTGAAACGTCCTCACCAAATGGTAGCGCCATAAGTCCGTATGCCTTTGAAAACGGCCACAACGCCGCACCTGTGCCAAATGATAAGCCCGTTTCTCCGGCTGCCACAATGTTCTTTCCGATGTCTTTGATTGTCGGCTTTACAAATCCCTCATAAAGCCCTTCCTGTTCTGGCATAACTAAAGGTGTAAACGAACTCTTTGCTCGATCTTTCACACCACTTGCAAACAGGTTTCGCCCTGTGCCGGTGCTTTTCGATTTCCCCTCATCTTTTTGGTAAAAAGGACTCAGCCCCTTTTCCATTCTTTCTTTTGCGTGATCTATGGCTTTTGGCACTATCTTTTTCCCAATAGGAGTTTTCCACATTTCAGGGCTTAATTTAGTAGTTCTAATATATTCAATTTCTTCACTTGTAAGTGTCCGAACAAGGGATGGTATCTCTGCTTCCTTGCCATCAAATTCAATACCGATTGATACTTCAGTTGAAGTTCTGCCGTCCGGTCTTTTTAAGGCTCCTAAAAATCCAACGCCTTTTTTTGTACCATCTTTTCTGAAAGCATCTGGCGAGATGGATGATGGAATGTTTTTTCCTGCTGGTGCGGTTTCTGCAAATAGGTTTACGCCCATTATTTCAAAGCTCCGATTTCTCTTAGAACTTCCTCAAAGGTCATGTCGTTATCGATCATGGTTTGATATACGTCCTCGGCATACACTTGCTTTCCTTGATATTTTGGGAGTTTTATCTGCTTGGGTTCAGGGGCTTCTCCGGTCAAAGGAATTTCCCAACCTGCAATCGGAAGATGCCATGGGGATTTGCCTTCTCCAACGGTATAAACATATGGTTTCTTGGCATATTGATTGAAGAAATCTATCTGTGTAAAATCCTTATCTTCCGTTATCTTCTTTTCAGATGCGGCTATGTCCTTCGCCCTCATCCGGTTCTCGGTGGTCCTATCCTTTGGTTTTGTGGTCTTGGGTGTATTAAGTTTGAGCTTGTTAAATGTAAGTTTCGCCGCTTCTTGTTCTTTGTCTGTCTGCTCTTGTTGTTTTTCAAATTCAAGCTCGTCTGATTCCTGGTTCGTTTTTTGTGTTAATTTCGCTTTGTCAAGGGATAATTCCTCGTTGAATTGAAACTTTTCCATTTCCACATTGAGCTTATCTATTATAAAGTCAGCCTGTATTTTATCGTGGGCCTCAATGCCCTCTTGTAATATCTCACTTCTTTTCAGTTCCATCTTCTGTTGAAACCGGCTTTCCACGGAATCAAGTCTCCGTTTCTGAATCACCAAAGGCACCGCCAACTTTAAAGCCTCAGTTGCCCCCGTGAAAAATCCTTTATCTTCAGGCATAATCGCCTCCTATTTAAACAACTGATTTATAAGAGCAAGTGTTGACATCTGCCCGCCAAAGTTCAACATATCCTGTCCGGTTTCAGCCCCGGCGTTCCTGCCCTGTGCGGCTGCGTTTGAAAAGAAGGCACTCGCTGAAGGTGGTTGACCGCTTGGTTTGAATGTCCCGGCAAGTGAACGTGCTGCCGCCTCTCTGCCCTGACGCTCAATAGATGTAACCTTTTTGCCGTATGAACCACCGCCCACACCCCTTGATGCCATTGAGGATGATGTTTTGCGTTTTGCAGCTTCCATATCTTCAGAATAAATACCCATGACGGCCTTCATCATTTTCTGTCGGTCTTCAGGTGTCCACTCGGTAGACTTTTTATGAGATGTAAGATATTGGTCTAACGCCTGTTGGCTGGCTTCCTGCTGTGATTCTATCCCTGCGTCCTTGGCCATATAATCAAGTACTCCGGCGCCTGCTACATATGGAGCGTACTTTTTTGCCATCGCCCCGAATCCTCCACCTGTTGCGCCTGGTCCACCACCAGATAAAAGAGCCAGCCCGCTTTGGCCTAATCCAGCACCCGCACCACTTGAAGCAGCATATGCAGCATCGGCACCAATTGTAGCCGGAGCGCCTACTTGTAATGCTCCCGCCCCACCGACTCCCATAGCATTTGCACCACCTACACCACCCGTCGCACCTGCTGCTGGCATAAGAGCGCCCCCAGCGTAGCCGCCAAGTCCTGAAAGTGCCATGCCCGGAAGTGCCTCTCTTAAATTTCTACCCTCTATTGCGCTTTGAATACCACTTCCACCCGCTGCGCCAAGTCCCATCATAAGAGGAAGCGATGCCCCCCCGGTGAAAGGTGCGAGAAGTGCGCCAAGTCCACCGCCCAAAACCGGCCCTATAAAACTTTTAATCTTGTCAAAGAAACCCATTTTTCACTCCTTTACTTCGTAATATCAAGATGAACATCCCACGGACTGAAAAGCTCAAATGTGTCCAAACCCGTACCTGTTATTTTAATCGAATATTTATAGCACTCCCAATTAGGCGGGATGTCCTTGAAATACTGAACGCTGTCGTCTGTACCTGAAATTAAGACTGATGTTGATCCGTCAGACCATTTTGCAAGATCCTCGCCCAGATAGATTTCAAGTGTTACGTTCTCCCCGCCTGTGTTTATGGAGTACTTAATTTCCTTGATTGTTTTTTTTGTATTCGCAAGCTCAATTTTACCGCCGATATTGTCGTGAGTTTCGACCTCGACATTAATGGTTTCACCGCCAGAATTTTCTCTCACATATCCATCTGAACCGCCGATATAAACCCTCGTACTCTGTTCATCCACATCTATACATCTGCCGTTTAGATCCTCCCAATATGCAAGTCTTATTTCCGGGTATCTTAAAAGATCAAATGCCGCGTGTTTGTCCGGTTCGGTTGCACTTCCAGACGGATATAAAAGATGATAATATCTTCCGTCAAAGTCTCCACGGCATTTGTGAATTTGGTCATGGTTTAGATCGTCCTCAAATAAGTCTGCAAATCTGTCGTGTGTGATTATCCTACTCGTACTGCCGTTGAATATTGAAAGTCCCGGTGTCCCTCCCCTTGGGGATGACAAGCCTATAATTCCATTAACCTCGCCAATCGGCGTAATTGTATGTGGTGCTGATATACCATGCATCGCCCATGTTTTTTTAATGTTCCAGGTGTCCGGGTCGTTGCCGTCCTTTCTTATCCAGGTGTGCTTTAACGGGATATAGATATAAGTTCCCCACGCTAAAAGTCCCTGCGGATCTACCCTGCCGAATCCAGCCGCCCTTAAATCTATCCAGTTGTCTGTCACATAAGCCAATGGTCTTAAAACCTCGTTTTCAGTACTCGTATCGCCCTGTGGTGCTTCGGAGTAATAAAGCCTGTGGGGATTAGTCGTATCGATTAGAAACAATCTACTGTAATGATATTCCAGATATTTAGGAGTTGTCGGTGGTACGATGTAGGTATCAACCGCACACGCCCCGTTTGCCGCAAGTGCTGCATCGGTAACATTATCTGTGTAGGTCGTAGCTGTGTTGTTTGTTAAGGTTGTCACAAGATAGATATCTGCTAAAGTTCCCCCGGTTCCGGGTCCGCGATACAGCTTTCTATGAATCGTTGGCGCTGTGCCTGAAGTTGCCGCATAAGCACTTAATGGAATACTTGACCAGCTTATTTTCTCACTCGCAACCTTTACGTCAACACTGTCCGAAAGCCCGGTTTCATACTGCTGGCCGTTTGGCCATGTAATTAAATAGGATACATATAAAGCATAGGTGTCGCTTGGACTTCCGGATGCACCGGCTGCCCCTGCTGGTGCGGTTATCGGGTTGGCAACAAAAGCGTTATAAAGATTTCCGCTTGAATCGAAAAACAGATTGTCGGTGCCGTTTACAAGATGAAGAAAATCCTTGTATTCACTTGATGTGAATATGGCGTTTGTAAAATCACTTCCAAGGGATGTGAAATCCCCATATAACACATTGTGGCGCAAATAGGCCGCGTCTCCGATTAACAGCCTATCCCTGAAACGCTTAATCGAATGTATAGCGCTAACCGCAGTTGGATTTACTTTTTTATAACCTGTCCTTAATCCCTGTTGACCTTCCTTCTTGAACGCGATATTAACGGCGGTCTTCAGGTATCCCGGCTTTTGAAGTGCGGATCTCACATCATCAGAAACACCCTCGTTAAATAAAAGATGATCTATCATTAGAACACCGGCCTCATTCTTACGGGTTTGTTTTTAAACGGCCTTGTTGACTTCTTGCGTGAAGCTGCCACTGTCGCCAAATTAGCGATCTTGTCATAGGCTTCAGCCCTTTTAAATTGTTTGCTGTTTTCGTGAAACGTCCTTAAAAAATCCGCAACAACTCCCATGGCAAGAGCGTCCATTTGGTATAGTTTCGGGATTTCGGGTTTCATCTGGTCATTTCCAGTTGACGGAAACTCTAACGGATACGGCACATAATCTGCCCTGAAGTTCCCTGCCGGAACCGTCACGCTGCTTAAAATCCCGACTTCTGACCCGAATATGAACTGATCGTCATTCTCCCATGAAGTTACTACTCCATATTCCCCGGATAGAACCAGGTAAGAATCCCCTGCCGAGAACGTGTTTGCCGTACCCCCTGTTAAAGTAGCTGCAAAAGTGATGGTGTTGGTCGCAACTGACAAGATATAGCCGTATGAGCCGTCTGTGACGTTCCTAACGTACATTCCACCAACAAGACCAAGTGACGTCAAGGTGGTAGCTGAGTCCTCAAGGGTAGTGCCTGAACCGCCGGTAGCGGTCCCTGATACGTTATTTGTTGCCCCTGGTATGTCTCCACCTGTCACAACTCCGGTGTCTGGTGATACGGTGTAGTTCGTGCCGTCTGCATCAGGAGCAGGATGAACCTCTAGCATCGGGATATTGCCGTACGAATCTCCCATGAAAGCATATTCCGGTGTTCCGTCATCGGCCACAAGATAACCCTCATGCGTGTTGTTCATATAATCAAGGTCAACAACCTCCATATTTGCGTAAGACGTTGCTGAGTCGTAGTATTTAACCGCTATCAGGCCGCCGTCCATGCAGTTTGTCGGAAGTTTATACTGTCTGTAACTCTCCTTTGCCACGATAAGAGCGAACTTCTTTAGACAATGGGTGTGATGCACAAACCAGGCTTGACGGTTATTGAGCTTTTCCCTGATCTTTGTCTGTGGGAATTTCCCATATGAAGCCGTTACGCCTGAAACCTGGCCTAATTCCCACAAAATTTGTTCTTCGAGTTGCTGAAGTGTGTAGCCCTCGTAATATCCTGAAACAGATTCAAGTGCCATTATTTACCTCGGACCGCTTCGGGGTTTGCGAAACTCATCTTTATCAATGTCTTTCGGTATTAGCCCCGCGTAAAGTTTATGTTTAGGGTAGTTCCTGCCGTATCTCTTGTCAGTCCAGTTCGCTGAGATAAGGCTGTCTTCGGTGTCGGTGAGATATATCTCGTATTCGTCACCATTAGCCCATGAGTTATTCGTGCCTCCCGACAAGGTTCCAACAACGGTGTTTTCGGTAATCGATGAAGTTGTGCCGGAACTTCCGTCAGTCGTGTTTTTAATCAATACATCCTCTTGAACTCCGCACGATTGGAAATCAGCGCCAGGTACATACAAACTCGCTGCACCGTCAACGCCTAAATGAGTGCCAAATGCAAACGGTTCACTGTCTATGTGCTTTTCGTTTACACCACCCATTTATGGATATCTCCTTGAATTGCTCGGCTGCCCTCGGCCAAATACATTGGGCGAATATTCGTCAAGGTCAAGGTCTGCACCCCTAATGCCTTTCTTGAGCTTTCTCATGTCTGTTGGCCTGCCGTATCTTCGGTCAACCCAAGTGGATGAGATTACGCTGTCCTCGGTGGCAGTTGTATATATTTCGTATTCGTCACCACGATTCCAACCTTGTACTGAATCATCTTCAGGTTGCATAAACACTTGCGCACCGTCTGAATCATATACAAATTCACCATCAGCATCGATGAGAGGACTGTCAGCCGATGGAACCATTGTGGACGAAACATTTGTTTCTGTGACAGCAGTTGTTATTCCACTCCCGCCAGAAGTCAGGTTCTTAATTAAAACACCAACCTGGACACCGCACGATTTGAAATCTTTGCCCTTTGCAATCAAGTCTGTTGATCCAAACGGCCCGGTGTGTGTCCCAGACGCAAATGGTTCGCTGTCCCTGTGAACTTCTACTGTGCCGCCGCCCATAAATTACCTTTGAAAAGAGGGGCATTTCACCCCTCAAGTTTTATGTTAATAGTTCTGTTAGATTCGCAACGGTTGTGGATTCAGCACCAAACCAACTCCACAACCTAACCCTTCCGGCCTTACCCTCGTTCAAGTCAACAAGCCAATAAGAGTAAAACATTAGCTTTTTTTGCAGCAGTTAGGGCATTATATTCTGTGGCGTTCAGTGCCTCTAATATAATATAAGAAGGAGTTACATTTGCCGGTGAATGTTTAGTGAAGACACCATCACCACCACAATGCGAACACTCCTCCCCATCAAATATGCCATCACCACCACACTTCGGACATGATTCTGACATTAACTACCTCCTTTAACCAGCAGCCGCAGCAACACCACCAGTAGCCGCACCAGCAGCGGTGGTAGCATATAATTTGGATGATGCTGCATCGTCCCATTCAGCCCACCCTATCATTCCGCAGTTGTGCATCAAAAGACCCGAATTGGTTGCTTCTGCACCAATCAGTAATGATGTGTTGTTCGTGTGTGTCTCGTTTGCATACCAACAGGTAAAAAGACAGTTCTTAAAAGTAACCCATCCGTTAAGAACATTGGCAGCATAAAGACCGATTGCTCCAGTACCGGCAGTTGTCGAAGTTTTTATGAATCTACAATCAATAAACTCATTCTTGCTTTGCTGTGCGCCAATCACAAGATTTGCGTTAGCCGCAGCTTTAATGACTGAGTTATCGCCAAATGTGCAGCGTTCAAACGTATTCTCGGATGACGACAATAGAAGGTCATGTGCGCCGTAACTGGAACCAGCAGCAAGAGCTACCGCACCAGGAGTTGCATGTCCTGCCCCCACGAAGTGACAGTTATAGAAATAATTTCTATTTCCGGTAACCCTCACACAACCGAGCGCAGTGTTGGCATTTCCTTCATTGCCAAAGTGTAGATTATAGAAAGAATTGTTACCACCAGACACATCCATCAAGTAAGCCAGGTCAAGTGCAGCAGTGCCGATTATTCTTGCCCTACCCTTAAAGCCCTGGCCAGCATGGACACCAACAACCGTGCAGCCACTTTTGTCAAAAGCCATAGCAGCACTTAATTCAGACGTAGTGCTCGCAATTCCTTGAGACCATACGACCATACCATCCCCAACACCTGAAGTTAGCAGCCCCTCTGCATATTCAAAATCAGCAAGTGGCTGAGATATTTCCTTGCCACTATTATCAGCGTTAGCTCCGATTCTTGGATTAACATGGTAATAACTGCCGGTAATTGGAGGAAGTCCACCACCAAAAACCGGAATACCAAAGCTCGTGATTCCATTCGGATATTCTGTAAAGCTCATAATTTACTCCTTCTTGGAACACCCCATCTCTCTCAACAGGCTGCCCGGATGATTTGCACACCCGCTTAACCCTTTGTATCAGGGGGTAGGCTCGTCACCTATCCCCCTGAGTTGTTGTTGATTAAGCAGGAACGTTGAAATAAAAATCACGCTCGTCTGCTATTTCAGCACTAAAACGCTGATCTCCCTTGACCATAAAATCTCCGGTCTGGAAGTCCTTGTCCCTTGCGAATCTCGTCTTTCTCCGGTTGAAATGCACAATTCCCCTGCCGTCCAACTGCATAACCCACATATCCGTATCGGTCATGTGAGGCCATGATTTCAGGCCGATCTTTCTGCCGGACTGTTTATAAGCAGATATTGCGTTATTGGCATTATCTGGCCTGTCCGGTGAATAGAGTATTTCCCTGGCTTTCTTTTCAAGCTGGGGAGGAATCCAGAGGTTCTTGACCTTTTTCTTGGTTCGATACTGCCGATGGTTGTACTGATTCTCAGCAGCAATCAAGACCGCCCAAAAAGTGTCATAGGTAAGGTCTGCATTTGTCGAAAGGTTGGAGTAGGTCGAACCGTCCAGCCTTGAGTGGCTTGCTGATGCAAACGCCACACTGTCCCTTGTCGTATGATAGGTTGTGGCCGTTGCCGAATTGAAGAACCTTGCCATACGGACTTCAACATTCTCGGCCATAGCTTCGCCCAAATCATAGAAGATTTCCTTCAGTTCTGCACCGTCACCGCCGCCTTTCAACTCGTACAAATTGTCGTCAACGGCTTCCTCGGTAATTCTGACAGCAAGTGCAAAGACATCGTGAATCCATGTCTGTTTCGCACCGGCAATCTGAGTGTCATAAGTGACTCCAGAACCCTCACCCTTGATCTGGGGCAAGCCCAAACCGGATCGGATAACGTCTTCTTCCTTTTTCTTCTGACTCGTCTTTGTCGTGACGAGTTGTTTCCACATGCTTTCTGCTCGCTTGGTGATGTAAGTATCCACTGCCAGAGCAAAAAGACCGGGGACGTATTCATCGTTAAATCTTGCGCGTGTCCACATAATTGTCTCCTTTCGCCGTTAGGCAGATGCACCAGCGTCAACACCTGGCATAGCTTCGTAATGAGTGTTAATCTTGCAAATAAACCGACATCCTTCAACCAGCGAAGTTCCCGGCGTGTTGTCTGCAAATAGATCCACATCGTTAGGATGAGGACCGTATATTTTAATATCCAAATCAGCAGTATCAGCCGCCGTATCTGAATCAATCATTTGCCGTGATCGTCCGGTTTTCGTATTTCCGGCACACAATGTTTGGCTTACAATATTAGCGTTTTGGGAACCTTCGGCTGCCGTGATAGCGTTAGTCGCAAAATCTTCCCTTGCCACATAAACCTGATCGGGATGATCCGCTACCAAAAGGTATCCAGAAATTACGCCGTTACCGGCGTCTGTCGCAGCAATGTACTTAGCCGGGTCCATATCCTCATCAAAAATAGCCAGAATCGCACCAAGTAGATTATCAAGACCATCAGGCACAGCGTCATCATATACCCCTGGCAGATAACCCATTTTCGGGGTCAAGTAATGAACACCCGAAACTCCAACAACATCACCGTGATAAAACCCGATGATTGGAGCATGAAGTACTGCGTAATATCTGGCTCTTAAAACAGGTCCGTAGGGCATAAATCCAAATGCCCTATCGTAGTTATTAGCCATTGTTAATTCTCCTTATTCGTTCACCACCAAATCACCCAAACCCGCCGTGTCTGTTGTTTCTCCCATTGAAGCGTCAAAAGCTGCCTCGTCAAAATGGATGTCGTCACCGGATTTAATCTTGTGATCTTTCCCAGCTAAGTACTGATAACTTTCATCAGACTTTTCCGTTTTTGATTCAAGCTGGCCGGATCTGTCCAGGTTGTTGGCAAGCGCCTCTTTTGCTGCTTTCACCATGGCATGATGCGCCCACGGTTTGAATAAAAGCAGTTGGTCAAGTCTGCATACACACCCAAGTATGTCGTCAACCTCACCGGATAACTGAGGCAGGGTTGACTTGTTCACAATCGCCCATCTTAACGGGGGTTGTTGTGATTTACATAATTGATCGACACGTTTGGCAGTTCTTTCGCACCATCTGAAAGCATAGATTCTTTCGTTCTGAAACTTCTGCGCTATCGGTGGAAGCAAGAGAGGATCAGCCATAAGTGAAAAATCTGTTATCGATTCCTCGCTAATGGTAAACCAGTCAGTGTCTTCACTATCAACACGGCTTACGATTGCCGCTTCTTCGGGTGTTAATGCCTTTACTGGCGCTTCCTTTGTCTCCTGATTTTCAGGGTTTTGCTTACACGCCCTTTCATGGGCTGATTTCCCGGCAAGACTCTTTACTGTCTTGGAACAGAAATCACACATAAGGTCTTGGTTTTCGGTGGTATCGTTTGTTAATTTCATTGATTATGCCTCCTTTGCCTTGGACATCGATTTGAGGTATCGTTCAGTCGCGGTCTTGCTTAAACCCATTTGCTTCGCAACCTTCAGATACTTTGAGGATGAAACTGACGTTTTGCCTTTCTTGCCGGTTACTGCTGACAGAGAGTTCGACTTGATGCCTTCCTTTCTGGTGTCCTCGGCCTTATCCGTCAAAGCGGCGGCCTTTCCTTCTTCCCTTGCGTGTGCGACAATGCCCTCCAAATTGTTAAGCACCATCGTTCCAACTGCAAAGAAGTCACCATATGGATGATCTGAAATGCCAAGATAGTCCTTGGTTGAATCCACATTCGTCTTGAACTCGCTGCCTTCATTCGCTAAATCAGGGTAAGTCTTGGTTAAGAACGCATCCATTTCCTTCTTGTTGGATGAAACCTGAACCTCGTCTATCGTTTTCTTATCTCCGGCTCTGGATGTCTCCTTTGCTACCAGTTTCATAATCTGAAGCATGGCAGCCGGATCGTCCTTGTGTTGTTCGAGCAATCCCTGAAGTTGTGCGTCCGTAAATTCCGGTTGTTCGTCAGTAGCCTTATCCTCTTTCTTAACTGTCCGTAGCTGGTAGGCTATTCTCTTAATCTCTTTGTCTCGGTTCTCAAGCTCGGAGTTGAGTGTTTTCATTTCCTCTGCCTGGGTGTTAAACTGACTTTGTAGGTCTTTAAAGTTGACCTCTTTCTCTGAGGAATCCTTCTTCTCGTCCTCGTCCGGTTCGTCTTTGTCATCACCGACAACGTACATACCTTCTTGTTCGTCATCGTCCTCAACCTCAGCTTCAAGGTCGGTGTCTTCGACATCATCTTCAATGTCGAGTGCTTCTTCGGTCATGGTTTTCTCCTTTATAAAAGGGTTTAAAAAACAAAAAAGCCTCATTTGAATCAGAGCTAAATCTATCTGATCCAAAGAGGCTTTTAGCGATAAGCGTTTTTGGCTTAACCCAATACGTTCAGTTGGAGGTATCGGGTGTTA